GATGTGCCGTTGTACGACCATCCTAGTGCATTTGCAACCGGAGTCGCTCCGTTTAGATTGCCACCTTGGGTGTTTGAGCCTCCAGGAGCAATAGCCGTGGTAGCTGATGCAGCATTACCTAACACAGGTGTTCCCCCGGCTGGTGGTGCGGTCGGTGTACCACCGGGAGGTATAGGACCAATCCCTTGTGCTGCAAGTTGGGCTTGTTGTGCTGCTGTAAGTCCGCTTATGATCGTCGTGGTTGAGGTTGAGCCGCTCATTATTACATGTGCTTTCGATTGTGTAGTACTAAATATTTATGGCGGCAATTACCCAGGTATTCCGCGCTTTGTCCTTTTTGACGTTTTACCAAAAAGAATGTTAAACTAACAAAATATTATTTCTCCATAAAGGATCAGCATGGCCATCTCGCCTCCAAATAAAATAAAATATCTTACAAATAAAGATCTGCTTGAAGAAATACATCTTAGTAAATCAACATATTGTTCATATGTAGATCCTGCACACATGCGTTATGATTTCATCGTATCAAACATATCATTGGTCACTGCAAAACGCATAGATGAGGCCAGAAAAAAGAAACTTGCCGAATTGCAAGCCATTGAGAAAAAAGAAATCAGTAATAAAGGATTGAAGGATTTTAAAAGCAAGCTGACCATTGATGATATCCCAGTAGAAAGCATTGTGATCCGTGTCATGACCTTTGATCATATTCCTCCTAATCTAGAAAAAGGTGATAAAGCAAAAACTGAGGTTGAACGGCATGTTCGCTGCAATTTTCCACCTTACCAGCATTTCATCATGCAGGATGGCAAGTTAATGTGTGTGCTGAAAAGCCATTGGAAAGGTGGATTGGAGAATGGTCATTTTTCCAAGGACCATGGCAAGATGACCAACAATCTTGCGTTGATGTTCATGAAATTGGTTGATAGATACGGGCATAGAGGCAACTGGCGAGGTTATACCTACATAGACGAAATGAAAAGCCAGGCATTGTTACAGCTCAGCCAAGTAGGATTGCAATTTGACGAAAGCCGTAGCGACAGTCCAAATCCTTTTGCATATTATACGCAAACGATTACAAATAGCTTCATGCGTATACTCAACGTTGAAAAGAAAAATCAAAACATCCGTGACGATATACTTATAATGAATGGGGCGTCTCCTAGCTGGACAAGAATGGTTGACAACGAACTTGCACAGAAGAAAGACCAGTAACCAATAATACACTGTCAGCGGATAGTAGGCTAACAATATTGTTACCGATGAATGCTATGCACTAAACTACATCTATAGCAATTTCAAGGATAACCTATGGCTCTAGATCCAGACTTTTCGCACGTTGCTGTTTTTACCGACTTGCACTATGGGATGCGTAATAACAGCAGGGACCACAACGACTCTTGTGAAGCATTTATTAAATGGATGATAGAGCAGGCTGAAGAGCGCAACATCAAAACATGTATTTTTGCGGGCGATTTCCATCATGTTAGATCATCCATCAATATTTCCACTTTAAACTATTCGGTGAGCGGTTTAAAACTGCTCAATGACTACTTTGATCACACGATATTCCTTCTTGGTAATCATGATTTGTTTTATCGGGACAAATACGAGATACACAGCCTTCCTTACATTACGCAATTTCCAAAAATCATAACAATAGACACCATGCAGGAGATTGGTGATGTTGCGTTTGTTCCATGGTTGGTTGCAGATGACTGGAAACGTGTACCGAAACTAAAGGCTCCATACATGTTTGGTCATTTTGAATTACCAAAATTTAAAATGAATGCCATGGTTGAGATGCCAGACCACGGATTGCTCAATGCCACCCATTTTGTGCATCAAAAACAGGTATTTTCAGGACATTTCCATAAACGACAAAACAGTGGCAAAATTTGGTATATTGGCAACGCATTTCCGCATAACTTTTCGGATGCCTGGGACGACGAACGAGGCATGATGTTCTGGAAGCCTGGGCAAGATCCTGAGTTCAAGTCTTGGCCCGGCGCGCCAAAGTATAGGTCATTAACACTAAGCCAGGTCATATCAAACCCTACCAAGTTCATCGATGACAAAACATTTGCCAAAATCACGGTTGACATTGATACCACCTACGAAGATGTAAACTTCATACGTGAGCTGCTTGAGGTGGATTTAAATGCCAGAGAAATACAAATGATAACTGCCAAGGTAGATGATCCGGATATGCTTGATGAAGCTGATATTAATTTTGAAAGCGTCGATACAATCGTGATAAGCCATCTACAGAGCATCGAGTCAACATCAATGGATAAAAACGAACTAATAAGAATCTACCAGGAGATCTAACGTATGTTGACAATTAAAAATGTTACTATGCGTAACTTTTTAAGTTGCGGCAATGTAACACAAACAATAGAACTTAATAAAAACGGCCTAACCTTGGTACTGGGTGAAAACCTTGATCTTGGTGGAAATGGTTCAAGAAACGGCGTTGGTAAAAGCACCATATTACAGGCAATATCGTATGGTCTGTATGGCCAAAGTCTTGCCAATATCAAGATCAACAATCTTGTAAATCATATCAATCAAAAAAACATGTCGGTTGCCATCGAATTTGAAAAGGACGGGCATCAATATCGCATAGAGCGAGGTCGCAAGCCAAACTTTTTTCGTTACGTGATTGATAATAAGAACATTGACGAAACAACTGATGAAGCACAGGGTGAGAACCGAGAAACACAAAAAGAGATAGACAAACTCCTGGGAATGAGCCACGGATTGTTCAAGCATATCGTTGCACTGAACACATACACCGAACCATTTCTTAACATGGGTGCGGCCAAGCAACGTGAGATAATCGAGGAATTGCTCGGCATAACACAGCTGAGCCAGAAAGCTGACAATCTAAAAGAACTGATCAAATCAACTAAAAACGCAATAGAGCAAGAAGAGTTCCGAATTAGAACCGTAAAGCAGAGCAATGAACGCATACGCGCCCACATGGAAGATATTTCCAGAAAGGCAGACGTGTGGGACACAAAGCAATCCGTTGCAGTAAATGAGCTTGGACAATCCATTGCAGAACTTGAAAAATTGGACATTGATGCTGAGGTACAGGCACATCGTGATTTGGAACTTTATAATCAGCTTGCAGCATCAAAAGCACAAATAAGCAGAGATGTGGCATTGAAAACCAAACATCTCCAACAGATATCTCGACATTTAGAAACATCATTGAGCAATTATGAACGTGCTGCAAATCATGAGTGCCCTACATGCGGACAGGAGATACATGATCAGCAGCACAGCATGATACGAGATGAGCTTGAATCCAAGATAATAGAGCTTGACGCCCAGGTAAATGCAGAGAAGGCAGAGGTTGATTTAAATCGATCCCAACTTGATGAAATAGACGCTGTGCTGCTGGACATGACAAAACCCGTTACAATCTATAAGAATCTGGAACAGGCATTAAATCATCGTAACACGCTTGAATCACTTACAAAAGAGCTTGAAAAGGAACTGCAAGCAGTTAATCCATATCGAGATCAAAACAACAGCTTAGCTGATACCATGCAAGAAGTAACCTACGACGAGCTGAACAAGTTGGTAAAAAACAGGGACCACCAAGAATTCCTGTTAAAACTGCTGACAAACAAGGACAGCTTCATACGCAAGCGCATAATAGATCAAAACCTTGCATATCTAAACGTGCGCCTAAATGAATACCTAGACAAGCTTGGGTTGCCACACAAGGTCAAGTTTATCAACGATCTCTCAGTGGAAATCAGCCTGCTTGGTCAGGACTTGGATTTTGGAAATTTATCTCGTGGGGAATCTACCAGATTGATACTTGCGCTGAGCTGGGCATTCCGTGATATTTTTGAAAACACAACACACGCAATAAATCTGGTGTTTGTGGACGAGCTATTGGATAACGGCATGGATCCGCAGGGGTTGGAAGGTGCGGTTGGTATATTGAAGAAAATGGAACGCGAGCGTAACAAAAACATTTTTGTTATAAGCCATAGAGAAGAGCTGATAAATCGTGTATCAGCTGTTCTAACGGTGTTGAAAGAGAATTCGTTTACCAGTTTCTCTTGGGATTACGTGCCTGCTGTTTGAACCATATCAAATATAATGTCTTTGTTATCCGCGAAAAATACCTCAAAGTCGGTGATGATGTTGGTTTTATAACGAACATAATCACCTACTTTGAACGACGGCAACAAATCATGGTCAAACACCGCAAAACTGCCTTTACGATTGATACGAAACACCACTACCCAAAAATCGCCCGGATCTGCACTGACCTTGGCCTGTGCAATCCATTTGTCAAGCAGGGGAACATCAACATTTTTGAAAAGATTGTGGAAGGGAAATTCACCGTAAAACTTGCTCTCAATCACCAGTTTACGCATGTTAGACGGCGGTATAAGGTCGGCTTTAAATGTTGCAATTTGTCCTTCGTCTAAGGCTGCCTTGCGAAAATTATTGGCACCTCCAAGAAATGCTCCCGAGTTTGGAACACGCAAAAATTTCTGTCCATATAGACTGGTTAAGTAATCGGCTATCTTACGCTCTCCAGTGTTGCCTTTGGCTTTGCCCTTGGTGCTCATGTTTGCTCCTGCATTTTAAGCATCTATTTAGGAGGATTTGTTGAGGTCATTGACTTTTATTTTTCTTTGAGATACACTATATACATGCAAATAAGAAACACACATCATGCCAATTTGCGAGACGGTGCGTATAAACGCCGGCCGCCGCATCAAAAGAATTTTGACATTGAGCTGGACAAGAAAACCGAAGGCGATTTGCTGTACTTTGTACGGCAGGAACTGGAGTATTACAACAGTTTGATCAACAAACTGACTCCACGTCTTCGTGCATATCCTCAAGATCTTATATCCATAAAAGACCGTGAAAAGCGGGTTTGGGAATCTTGTGCTGAACATGCAGTTGATCCACAGAAATTTCTAGATTATCCCGTTGAGCAGTGGCCGGCGCACCTGCAGCATCTGCATAGCCATCTATACAATACAGACGGTTCGGTTAAGATTTTACCTGCCCAGATCAGCATAATTGGAATCGCGGCAACTCCAGCAAAATTGCACCAGACGGTGCGTAGAGCCATTGCCAACGAAATACTGAAATACATGATAGGACAAGCCGACACGCTGCTGGCAGCCATGAAGACTGAGACCATGAAGGCACCCATGCAAATGCTACAAACGCACACGCTTGATACAAAGAGGCATTTGCAGATACCCCGTAACCTTGTTCAAATTTCGTATGACGAAGAAAACCATGCCAGCAAGATTTCAATTCCATATTCAAACCGAGCCTTAGTGGTACCGCATTTTGATCTTACCGAAAGCGTTTTCAAGATAATGTTGGTTAGAGCCCCACATCCAAATTCTCCAAACCAGCACTGGCAAATAGATTTGAGAGATGGACAGTCTCAATACCTAATTGCAATGACGGATACACCTGAGAGACGTAAGAAATAAAAAAGCCGGAGGTTACTCCGGCTTTTTTATAGCATGCCGCCTTTTTTCTTAGGATCCATTGCTTCGTAGTGTTTTTGTATCACCTTGCTTAGTATCTTACGCTGATCCGCGCTTAGCATGTGAGCTTCGTTGAAACCTAAACCACCTTGCATGTAAAATGATAACATGGCAAGCTCGTGTTCAATGGCCTTGCGATTGGTTTCCATTACCTCCAGCATCTTTGTGATTAATTCAGGATCGCCCGTTAAGAGCGTTTGCCGAAAAAACTTGCTGGATCAAACGACAGCGCGTCCTCCCAGCTGTGTCCACAACTGTTGCAGGTGATCGTTAAAGCTTTCGTGATGCCAACTTTGTTAACCTTGTCGACCGCTTCCATTACCATTTCAGCTTGAGATTTGGTGATTCCTACCAGCCATTCATTTATATGGTCTCGATCGGTGACGACCGTATTGCTTTTTACCATAAGTATTTTTTCAATGCTTCGACTGACAAGGTTAAAGGTAACCTTGCTTAATCTTTCGACGCTTTCTGCCATCATGCTGGCTTTGGTTATTTCGTCAATGGCATCGCCCTGTGCTGTGATATTACGGAATAATTTTTCTTCCTCAAATTCTCGTTTCATGAACAGCTGACGCATCTCAAAATCATACGGTGTGACGTATACAATCAAATCGTCGCCAAACCTAATCGTCAGATCACTGTCGTTTAGGCTTGTAGCAGAATCCAGCAAATGCTGGCAGTTCAACTCGTAGGTGTTTTCAGCATTGCATTTTGCACACTTACGATCAATATCCATCTTGCCGCCGTTGCTCGCCGATTTAATGGCGAGGAATAGTGCTTCCAGATCTGGTAGCATAAATTTCTTGACATTTTTGATACCAGGTGCGCAGTCTCGAATGACATTTTCAAGTGCCTGGCCATTTAACATGGCATCAGGTGTGTTCAACATGATGTCATTCATAGCCGATAACGGATAAACAGCTAATTCTCTATCTTCCGTCATTTCCACCATATCGTTTGTGTACCAGCGCCCGTTGGTAGGAAGACGGAGATAAACCGATGGCTGCCTGAAAAATTGTTGTAACGGATTTGTAGTCATTTTGACCTCAATAAATAGCTATATCGTTATTTACCACTATTAACTTGGTGGTTAATTTTAACCTGAAAGAAAGATATGGCTGACCCTAAAGACATCAACGGAGCAACTGTCGCCATTGTTGACAAGCAGGCGGCCCAGTGGGCACGTGAAGATACGCTCAAGAAAATAGCCGCTAGCTCAGGAGCAAGCGCCAAGCTATTGGACCTATTGGGAACCAAGTTAGGTGTAAACGAAGAAGCCATAAAGGAGGCCATCAAAACCGCCGATGAAGCTGCTCGAGATTCAGGAAGCAAGGTCCGCAAGACACTTGAGCATGTTCCCAAGATTTTTGACGAGAGCGGTAAATTAAATCGCCAAGCATTGCGTGATGTTGGTTTGGAGATATCCAGCGGACTTGCATCATTAACACGGGCCGCCGATGCCAAAACGCTGTTTGGAAGCCTAGGCAGCCAAGTTGGTCAGATAGGCAAACTATTCTCCGAAATGAATCCGACCGTATCAGCGTTGGTGACTGGACTTGGGGCCACCGTTGCAGAACTAGGAATTTATTACGAAAAACTGGAACTACTCACAAAAACAACGGAAAGCCTCTATGCAACAGGCCTGATATTCAGGGGTGGTATGCAAGGCATGGCTGATGCTGCCAGCGCCGCAGGACTTAGTGTTACAGAATTTGGTAAGATATTAACAAATTACGGAGCGGCAGCCGCCACACTGGGAGTTGATAGGATCAGCAAGTTGAATGCCATGTTCCTGCAACAGACCAACCTGGGTGCAGATTTAATGATGACACAGCAGGAAGCAAGCGATTCATTCATGCAAACGATTGAAATGATGCGAAGCAGTGGGCAGCTTGTTGGTCGTAGCAATGACAGCATAGTCAAAACAGGCAAGGATCTTTTAAATTCCTACAACGAACTAGCACAGGCTACAGGAAGAAACAGGGAAGAAATAATCAAAACAACCAATGCCATGGCGAAGCTGCCCAACATTGATATATTGCTTAGGGCGATGAATCCAGAGGACGCTGCACAATTTAATAAAACCCTCGCTGATGTTAGTGCTACATTTGGTGATAAAGTTGCGCCAGAACTTGGATCCATGATTGCCCAAATACGTCTTGCCCACGGCAGCTTTGGAACCCTACCAGGTGACATGGCCACCATTATAACCCGCATTGGCGGATTAGGTGATGCTTTCCGGGATGCCAGCAATAACATACCAGGTGCTGCCGAGCGGATGGCTGAACTATTAGATTCTCCAGAAACCAGACAGAAATTGGCACAACTGGCCAATACATATCCAGAGGCTGCGGCAAAACTCACGGAACTAAGCCAAGCTTCGCGCCAAGCTACTGAAACACAGCAACGTCGATCAAAAATGACCGATGCTGAGATTGATGACGAAAAACAAAGGAAGGCGGAGGCGGAACGTGCGCTAGCGGTTAATAACAGGGTTACTGCTGCATTTGCAAGATTTGGCAACGCCTTTGACAAGCTTGCGGTTTCCCTAAGCAATATAATCTTGCCCGCGGTTGATATGGTATCTTACGCATTTGAAACTTTGGCAGGCTTTGTTAATAAAATCACGGGTGTTATAAGTGGTGGTGGCGCCACAGGTAC